CGTGAAATGGCATATAATTTCGATAGAGTAATTGCCTTTGAACCCGATTCTACAAATAGAGAATGCTTTTTTAAAAATGTAAAAGAATCAAATGTAACATTACATCCATATGCAATAGGAAATAAACTTGGGCAATGCTCACTTGAAAGACATGAAGATTATAATTCTGGTTCTGGTCATGTTATAAAGGGGGATAATATACAAATAAGAACACTTGACAGTTTTATGATTCCTAATATAGATTATATTAAGATAGATGTAGAAGAATATGAAATGAAAGTATTGGAAGGAGCTAAAAGAACATTGAATGAATTTCATCCAGTAGTTGTCATAGAGATAGGTGACCATGTATCAGACGCAAAGGATTCTGAGCCTTATAAATTTCTTACTAATATGGGTGCTAAATTCATAACTAAATATAGCAGAGATTGTATTTTTAGTTGGGAGTGATATGCTGGACAAGCATAATAAAATATGGGGAACACATCTGTTCACTTATATTAATGCTGAACATCATGAAATCAAAAAAGGCGCATTAGATTTTATTTATATGCTTTTAGATATGGGTTCTAAAAGTGACATAGCTCTAAATACAAAATATAAATTATATGAAACCGATTTTAGATTATTTGATAGAAATGAATCTGAAGAAATAAAATCAATAAGAAAGTTTTGTCGAGATTCAGTATTAGATGCTGTAGAAAAAGTAAATGGTGCTAATGAAAAGGCTGAAGTTGAATTTAGATCTGCTTGGGCACATATATCAAACAATGAAGGGTTTCATGATACTCATGCTCATCCAAGTTGTTCATGGTGTGGAATTTATACTATAGATCAAGGTGATTGTAAATTGGGAATGAAAAATGGAATAAACAAATTTATTAGTCCATTTTCTACACATTCATATAGAGATGCTGGAACTAGATATATGGCGACTAATGAGTGCTGGGAGGTGGTTCCAATGGACGGAACACTTACTGTATTTCCGTCTTATTTGCTTCATTCCTCATGGCCATATATTGGTAAAAAAGATAGAGTTGTGATTTCATTTAATTCACGCATAAACGATGATTTAATTTATGGATAGAAGTAGTAGATTATTTGTGATTGGAAATGGCCAAAGTCGAAGAGGCCTGGACATTGATGAATTGAAACAACATGGAATGGTATATGGATGTAATGGACTATATCGTGATTTTACGCCAGATGTTCTTTGTGTTTTAGATGCTGGAGTGTGCTTAGAGGTGGTTGAATCTGGTTATCCAGCAAAAGGCCATAAGTGTTTATTTACTCATGGATCTTGGGAGCCGTTGCCAAAAGACTTACGAGAACACATAGATATAGATAGTGATGAAGTTTTTGAAAGTCCAGCACAACGTGAACAATTTACAATGCTTGGATTTACAAGAAAAAGAATTTATGAAGATACTCATATTCCGATGATAGAATCTAGTTCTACTTATTTAATTTGGACAGATAAAAATTGGGACATTGGAAGTATGGAAGCGGAAGCAATAGATGATTGGGATTGTGGAACTTCTGCTAGTTTTATGGCATGTAAAAATCATAGCCCAGAAGAATTATACTGGATAGGATTTGATTTACATGGAGTAGATAAAAATGATAATTTAGCTGCTAATGGTTTTGTAGAGGGATTGACTTATAATAATATGTACAAAGGCACTAATAATTATTATAAATCAACTTCAAAACCAGTATGGTTTCCAAAATGGCTAGGTGAACACGAAAAATTAGTACAATGGTTTAGTGACACTCAATTTTATTGGATTAATCCACATTCGCCTTTGGGAAATGGAGATTATCCAAATGTTCATTATCTTACATATGAAGAGATGTATAATAGGATAGGATATGTCAGCACTTAATACACAACCAGAAAATGTAAATTATTTGGGTGAAGTTAATTTTAAACTTGAAATACAAAAATTACCCAATGTAACATATTTTACTCAAGCAGTAACTATGCCTGGAGTTTCATTGACTCCTTTGGAAATGGAACGGCCATTAAGGACTCCTGTTGGTATTGCTACTCAATCATTACAGTATGAAGAATTGACAGTTTCTTTTATGATTGATGAATATATGTACAATTATCAAGAAATTTTTGATTGGATGATTCAAACTACGGAAGGGAAGTTGGAACCTTCAGATGCTGTATTGACAATTCTTACTAGTAATATGAATCCACAATTAGAGATACATTTTCAACGATGTTATCCTATATCTATTGGTGCATTAGATTTTACTAGTGCTGCTACTGAAACGGAATATTTTCTAGCTACGGCTACTTTTCGTTATTTACAATTTAGATTTAATAACTTATTGAATCAACAAAGATGAAACTTGAAGACATTCAGACTATTTGGACAAAAGATACTCAAATAGATGGTGAAAAACTTGATAATGAATCTATTAAGATTCCTCAGCTACATAATAAATACTATATCATTTATTCTGATGAAAGATTACGACTAAAATCTTTTCAATTTGAAATGGATAAAATTACCAAACTTAAAAGAGAATATTTTGGTGGTAGAATGGATAAAGAGGAATTGGATAAATTGGGATGGGTTCCTTTTCCTTTTAAATTGTTAAAAAATGACATAGAGGCATATATACACGCCGATGAAGATGTTATAAAAAACAAATTTAAAATTATGATGTCAGAAGAAAAGGTAAATTATTTAGAATCTATTATCAAAACACTTAATAACAGGAATTTTCTTATCAAAAATGCAATTGACTGGCGTAGGTTCACATCAGGCGCAGTATGATACTTTAGAAATCATTAAAAAAGATGAAGTATACATAAAGATTAATTGTGAACCATCTGTAGCTCAAGAGCTAAGTGATTATTTTACTTTTACTGTGCCGGGGCATACTTTTATGCCTTCTTTTAGAAAAAAGATTTGGGATGGCAAAATTAGGCTTTTTAATGTTTATAATAAGCAAATATATGGTGGATTAATTTCTTATGTATGTAATTTTGCTAAAAAAAGAAACTATTCAGTTGTTCTTGACCCAAAATTAAAAATTGATTCGATAGAAATTGGCGATTTTATTAAATTATTAAATTTGCCGATTATTCCACGCGAATATCAAATAGATTCTTTGGAGCATGCTTTAACATATCGTAAATGTCTTTTAGTTTCTCCAACTGCTTCTGGCAAATCACTTATAATTTATATGTTGGTTCGATATTTGAATTTAAAAACTCTTATCATTGTACCAACTACTTCTCTTGTTTTACAACTGTTTGACGATTTTAAAGATTATGGTTGGGATGCTGAATCTAATTGTCATATGGTATATGCTGGACAGGATAAAAGTACAAAGAAATTGGTTGCTATATCTACATGGCAATCCCTATATAAACTAGATACAAATTATTTTAAGCAATATCAAGCAGTATTTGGAGATGAAGCTCATGGGTTCAAATCAAAATCTCTTACTGCTATTATGACTAAATGTATTAATGCTTCATACAGAATTGGAACTACTGGAACACTTGATGATTCCCAAACACATAAATTAGTACTAGAGGGATTATTTGGAAAGGTCAAAAAAGTAACTTCAACTAGTGATTTAATTAGAAAAAAACAACTTTCTCCCTTTACGATTAAGGCATTAATTCTTAATTATCCCGAAGCAATTCGGAAAGAATATAAAAATGCTGAATATCAAGATGAATTGGATTTTTTGATTAATTGCGAAGCTAGAAATAAATTTATAAAAAATTTAGTTATAGATTTAAAACATAATACTCTTCTTTTATTTCGTTTTGTTGAAAAACATGGACGTATACTTTACAATATGATTAAGGAGGAAACAAATGCCAGCAAAAGGACAATTTTTTTCGTATTTGGGGGTACTGATGCCGACACCAGAGAAAAAGTCAGAGCAATTGTCGAAAAAGAACGAAACGCTATCATCGTGGCGAGTTATGGGGTATTCAGTACCGGCATCAACATTAGGAATCTTCATAACATTGTTTTTGCTTCTCCTTCTAAGAGCCGTATTAGAAATCTTCAGTCAATAGGTAGGGCGTTAAGAAAGACCGAAAAAAAGGAAATAGCAACCCTATATGATATTGCAGATGATCTTAGTTATCAATCTCATCAAAATTATACATTAATACATTTTTATGAAAGAATGAAAATGTATAAAGAAGAAAAATTTGAATCAGCAGTTTACACCATTTCAATAAAGGTATAAATGGATGGCCTTAAAGTTATAAAATTGGATTATGGAGAAGTTATTTTTGCTAAAGTTGAAGTAAATGATGATGCGAAGAAATCTGGATTTTTACAATTACAATGTCCAATGGCAGTTAAAATGATTGATAAAGAAGAAGAAGAAGGTGAGCTGGGAATT